ATTTTAATATTCTTTCTTCTGCATTTTTAATTATGAAATCCAACTCATTTACAAAAGTTGTTTCATCGTTTTCTGTCCAATCTTGTATTGATTGTTTTAATGTGGTTAATGTAAAACTCATGATGTACTCACTGTTACTGTTCCTAAACTAGTTGTAGCCGTAAACGGTGTCATCTTTTGTCCTATTATACCATTTCCCGCATTTGTGTATACTATAAACGCAGTTAAGTCTGTGTCTTGATTGGGTCTTGGCTCATACAAAGCTGTTGGATCTGGGCCTGGATAATTAGGTTCTAGTTGAGGATGTTTAGCTTCATACTCATCTGGACCTACCTTAAGTCCATTCCATTCTTTTCTCATTTCACGCAAACGATAACGGAATCCAGATCTATCTGAATATCCCCATGCGTATCTTCCACTTGCATATCTAGCCATTAATACCTCAAGTATGAAATATTAGGTGTTAATTTAAGAGGTGTGCTACTTGCATCCTCTGCTGCGGCTCTTTGAAATTCTTCTTCATATATGCTTTTTAATATTTGTATTCTCTCGGGTGCTCTTTTTATAGCTATGTAATAAGCAAGTCCTGCCGCCATACACGGTAAGAATCTAAAAGGTGCATCAGTTGTGTTAACTAATGTGTCTGCATCCTCTATTCGTCTTACATAATAGAAAACCAAAGTGTAAGAAGTATCTGGAGTTGACCACAATGTAATTGTAGGATTTATTTGTCTATCAAAAAAATACTGACTTGGTTGTCCAGAATTGTCTTTGTTAGGTATTCTAAGGTACTCACTACGGCTCATTTGAGTCAAAGTAAAATCTGTACCACTACTATTTCGTAGAACAACCTCTAATAAATCTACAACAGTAGCATCTAAAAGAGTGTAAGAAGCAGTTCCAGAAGTCACTGCCACAGTTGACTGTTTAACAGTCCAAAGATTTAATCCTCTGTTTGCCCAATCTGCAAACATAAGATTTAAAGAACGTCTAGCAGTTTTAGCATCGTAACCAGTTCTCATCTCCAAGCCACATCTTTCATATGCCTCTTCGATAAGTTCAGCTACATCTAAATCAAAATCTCTTGAGTTTGAAGTTGCCACTAGGCTTTACCACCTTTTCTCATTCTTCTTACAGGTCTTTTCATGCTCATAGCACCACCACCCATCATCTTTTTACCACCAGCTTTACCTTTTTTTAGTAAGCCTACAGTCTTTGTGCCCTTGATAGGTTTTCTAATACCCTTCATAGGATCTTTAATTTTTGATGTCATTTTTTTACCAGGCATTATTTTCTCCTTTTTCTAGTTAATGATTTAACTCTTCTTGGTTTACCAGCTGGTTGTCCCAACCGATTCTTCTGTGCTATTCTACTACGTTTTTCTTTTGCTGTCATCTCTGATGCTGTCTTTGGTGTTTTACTAGAAATACGTTTTGTTGGTCTACAATAAGGTGTACCTCTTTTTTCACCTTTTTGACGACCACAAGGTTTACCAGTTTTTTGATCTTTCCAGTCTTCCTTGAACCATCTCTTAAGTGCTAAACCAGCTTTTGTTTTTCTAACTGCCATTATGCGTACTTTGTCTTTTTTCTTCTGTTTGACATTATAGCACCACAACCTCGTGCTACATTAGGATTGCTTGATTTACGTTTAGTCATTCTTACGACTTTACCTTCTTTGGCTTTCATAGACTGCTCTCTGTCAACTCTTTTTATAGCCGCCATGAGACCACCATCTGCTTTTTTCTTCTTCTTTTTACCACCAGTTCCGTAGTTGGCAGCACCAACTTTTCTACATTTTGCGATGGCACCTGAAGCGTAGGCGGAGGGGAATACTCTATATCTAGCTTTTACTTTGTGATAACATGCGTCTTTTGGCATTATATTTTCCTTTCTTTATGGCATATACATGACCATTTTTTGTGTTTACAATACAAACAATATCTAACTGGACTACCTCTTACTACTTCTCCTCTTTTTAGAGGCACAATGTGCTCTTTCAGAAAACCCTCTAGGTCGTGAGCAATCGATTTTTCTCTTCCTCTTGGCACT